CATTTCTGAACGGTCCTCTTCTGCTCTCTTAGCCAAGGCCTCTGAATGCCTAGCCCACTCCTCTAACCTCGCCAAGGAGGCTGCTAAGTCGTTAGATGTTGTCATAATTGCCTCAGGCTTTACCTCTTCTAGGGGCATGGCTTTGCCCCCAGACTTATTACTTCTTCACCAGTGAGCCATACTACATCACTGCCACTTAAGTTTGCTGGACCTGATAAGTACCAAGCTCTGAGAGGCTCTGGGTAGTGATTGGCCATTACTTGTGTGCCCCACTGTGCAGCGGTGGGGGAAGGGGAGCTTGCCCCATGAAACCCTAATCGGGCGTTTGGGGTGATACAAGCTACCTTCAGTCTCATTGTGCAAGAGCTAGCACATGTGCCGACGATGGGAGAAGGGTTTAGATTATCCAGACGCTCACGGATGGAGCCGCCGGGGTCAACACAGGCCCCGACGAGCGCAACGACGCCGATCATGAGCCAGAATACCAGTTGGCACAGCACCGCTTGCCACCACGGCATCGAGACGCGCTCAGACATTGCTGACACCAAGCGTGGCTAGGGCTGCGGTCACATCATCACCGATTACAGCTGCCATTATGTCGGGTGCGGCGGAGACACCAATCCGCACCTGTGCCTGCGCACGGGTTGCCGCCGCCAGATCGCAGCCCCATGCAGGCTCTGCCAGCGGCGAGGATGCGGTAGCAAGGAAGCTTTCACTCACGACTGCGCTGGCGAGGGTGTAGAGGTTACCTAAGCCGTCAACCCACGTCGCTTCACCGTAGGTTCGTTCATCATCAGGCCCCAAACCGATGCAGCGGGCCAGTTGATTGGCGTCACTGGTCAGAGCCTCTGGAACGGCGATTGTCACGCGCATTCGATCACCTCAATAATCACGGCAGACTTGGGATCAACGACGATGGTGCGCAGGATGCTGCCGTCTGGGTTCAACACGATAATCCTGATGACCTCAACGGCGGGCGGGATGTAGGTGGCTATTTCCCTCATGCTACAACTCCATGCAATGCGGCGGCGTAAGCCTCGGTCTTGAGCAGATCGTCATTGGATAGGCTGCGGTTGATGGTGGGCATGCCGTAGAGCAGGCCCTTGAACGGAAGTGACGATCCGCCCCTGCGTCCGATGTAGAGCGGGTAATTGCCGAAGTTCCCTGTGCCCTTGTCGGCTACACCAACGGTATAGGCGACTCCATTGCGACGGATAATGCTACTATCGCCGGAAATTGAGTGCATGGCAGAGATTACAGCCGTGTCAGGGGCTGCTCCTACGCCAGTAACCAACGACGCTTGAGCAGAACTTGTTGCTATATTGCCTCTAGCAGTCGCCCCGTATAGTTGAGAACCGCCGTTAGGCGCAGACAGATACCACGTCCCGATGTTCTCATTATAGTTAGCGGAAAGTTCGGCCAGTATTGCCGTAGCACTATCGCTGGCCTTATGAACCGCCACGACAATGGTTGCCTTGTCAGTCCCCCAGTTGATGGCCGGAGTGACAAGGGAGTCATCGACTCCGTCGAAAGACAGATACCAAGCGTCAGCTTTGCCAGCTTCGGTGACATCGTAGGTGGACGTGACTTTTTGGTAGGCGGTGGCTGTAGAGCCAACCTCGACCTGAAAGCGGCCCATAGCGACAGCACCTAGACCGCCGCCACCGGCCCGGTCCTGACCGATGATGATTGCAGAAGAAGGTCCGCCAGCAGTGAAAGTGACGGAATATCGGGCCAATGTCGCGGTGGGGTTGAATGTCCCATAGCTGAAATTTCCTGCCGCCGTCTGAATAGTCAGCGCATTCGATCCAGAAATCCGAATGGCATCGAACGACACAGTATACGTAACCCCCGCTGCCAGGGCCACCGGCTGCCTTGGCCCGCCAAACGTTCCGGTGTATGTCACCGTGTCTAATGTCATCGCCCCAGTCAGGTCCGCATGGGTGTTATAGCTGAAAACCGCTTGCCCAGCCTCCGCAGACCACGCCACGTTGGACAAATCCTCGGTATAGGTCAGCAGGTTCCGCACACCACCCTTGGGATGCCGCCCATATGTCGGACGGGAGGCTGAGACAGATTGAGTGGCGTGGTTGCCAATGAGCTGACGAACTGAGATTGACGAAATAGTAACGGATGCAGAACCAGCCAGGCCGTTGAATGCGAAAACAATTGACGTCGCCGCAATGCTGCCGACAGTCACAGAGATTGTTGCCGATGGGGTTATTGTCCGACCACCACCACCACCGACTCTGACACTTTGCAGTTTAGCAATATCACCCGCCAATGTGATGTTGACCGCACATGCGCCACCGACTGGCATACCCAGATTGAAACTGAACCACGGATACTGCGCGCTACTGCCGCCGCTCGTGGACATCATTTGCGAACCGGGGGTCCAGCTACTCGTTGACCCGACCTCCGTGATTGTGGGGGTCTGCCCTGCCCACAACTCAGGCCCCAACGCCAACCCCTTGGACTTGTCCAAGACAAGACCGACAGGTTGACCAGGTGCAGTCACTGGCAGAGTCCCCGCGCTGTCCTGAAACAGCGTCGTCAGGTCGGCGATGTCTGGCAAGAAGCCCACATCAGTTGGGCCGAAGAGGGCCACGGGGTTGAAGCTCCGCTTTGCTCCTAGAAAATCAAAAAAATTTAACTGGTCGAGTGAACTAGGCATGGCTATAGGCCAAGTTTGCTGCAGCATCAGCGTATGCCCAAACACGATTGGCTCCTGCTACACCGGGGAAAATCTCTGAGAGTAGATATTGAGCAGTGAAGCTGCCATAGGGAGGAATGATACGAGAGCCAAGAGTGTCCGTGGGGGCTGTGGTCCCTACTGTGGCCTTGAGGTGGATAACCCGTACAGATTGGTTTTGAACAGAAACAGCTGTTACATCAGAAGCTGTAATCATCGTCCAAGTAGCTGCAGGAATGGTGGTAGTTGTATTTGCGGCCATGTCAGGCTCCTCTTAATATACGATCACACTTAAACATCAGTACCACCGACCAACTGCGGCACAATAGACATAACAGTTATTTCCACCTACGAGCGATACAGCCCCGGTGCGGGTCCAAACTTGAATGCCAGCATAAGTGTTTAAAGCGTTACCAATTGCAGTCTCAACATCTCCCATCGCCAAGCCCGCTGGAACGTTTCCCCCCCAAGATGTGGCATCAATATTAGCATTAACATTGGCCAAGGTCCCTGATGCAAAGGATGCAGGAAAAGACCATGTTGCAGACATATAAGTCGCGGCTGTATAGGTGATTTGCTTCCTGAGGTAGCACTCTTGCCGTCCATCCGCGTATCGCCAATAGTACCCGTTTGCATTGCTACCATACTCAGGCTCACGATCTACAATCCAATCTGTGCCATTGTAAGTTGCTGTGGTATAGACATCTGTTCTGATGTATCCAGCTGGCAAAGCTGCCCCAGTTAGGGTTTTACAAGTGGTGGTTCCAGAGGTGTCCAAGTTGATTGTCGTAGCACCAGTATTCGTGACCGTAGCTAGAAACCTGACTTGTTGTCCCGCTAGAAGAGTGTCTACATCAAAGGCTGTGAGGGTGATGGCATTAGCCGTCCCACCAACAACTCTAGCAAGGATTGGAAGATAACGAGCGCCTTCCCCAATCACCGGGACTGCTGTGTAGAAATAACCATCCTCTACAGCAATCTGCAAAGACCCGCCAGCCGAGATACCTAGAGTGCTTGCAAAAGGACGATAAAGCCCCAACCCTGCTGCGAATTGGATAGTGGGGGTTGCAGCACTGCCTACAGCAGTCGTGTTAATATAACTTTCACCGGTGATGTCTGAGTCCGTAATAGTTACATTGCTAAGCGAACTATCTGTAATCGTCGATGCAGACCCAATCTCAGCACCAGTGATACTCGGGGTTGTTAGTACCTTATTAGTCAATGTAGCCACGTTTGAACGTTCTGCAAAGACGTGTGCAGTGGTAGCAAGCTGTGTAGTGTTAGTGTCTGCAGCAGCTGTAGGAGCTGTTGGAACACCTGCTAAGGCAGGACTAGTGGCAAAGGTCAAGCTGCCCGTCCCTGTCTCGTCCGTCACAGCTGCAGCCAGTTGTGCAGAGGTGGCGATAAGAGCGTTGTTGGTCAGGTCAATTGTCTTGTTGGTCAGGGTTTGTGCCTGAGTAAGGGTGGCAATAGCAGCCCCACCAACCGTACCAGCATCTGCAGCTAGAGTGTCAATATTAGCTGTGCCATCAATCCACAAATCTTTATACTCAAAAGTCGCAGACCCTAGGTCTAAGGTGTTGTCCGTCTTCGGACTCATAGATACAACACTAATCGTGACATCTTGAGCTGGCCCCACTACTGTAATGGGGGGGCCTTCTCCGGTCAGCCCACTATGAGTGTGCCCAGAGGCAGCTGAAAACGCAGTTGTGATTGCATTAAACTCTGCATTCAAGGGAGCTGCTTCGACAATCTGTCCTGTCGCAATTTCCCCAGTTAAGTCCTGTCTCGTATAACCGCTCAATTTATCGTCTTTCGTTATTCTTGTACTCTAGGAGTGCAAAGTTGAGATTAAAGGGGGGTTCAATGTGGGAGTTAGTGTACCTCAGAGCAACGACAAACCCACTGCCAACTAGGTTATTATACAGCTGGATTTCAGAGGTTGTCGCATAGGGGGTTGACCCATAAAGTGTAGTAGCCGCTCCGTACACAGCACTGTTAGCGTTAGTTGATACCATAACTGGCTCAGGACGAAGGATGCCTTCAGCATCATAGTCAAATAGCACTTGTAAGGTCAGGTTCATAGCTGTGTCCCCTCGTGTGTACAAGGAGTGTTTAAACAAAGTCTTTCTAATCTTAGGATCAGTGATTGGCATGTACGGGGTCTCAAAGACCGCGTCAATGACTTCACCATCAAAAGATGTACTTGACTCCATTCGGTACACATAACCGCTGTCATTACAGAAGTAGTGTTCGTCCGCATCCCCGGAGAAGTACGTAGAGGTAGCATACACTCGCATACCAAGGATACTTGACCAAGACACATCTTCTACGGTTTGGTTAGAGAACTTTACCCCCAACAAGCCCTTCGAGGTTTCTCTAGTGGCTGTTGTCTCGTACAAGAACATCCGATATTGATTTTTAGGGGCGATTGTCATACTACAGTAGTGAGCATTCAAGTTAACCCAGTCAATCACTTCCTTCTGGACTTTTTCTGAAGCTCTGGTAAGACCAAAATCATTGTTTCGTTCTGAAGCCGATAAGTACCGCACACCATCATTGCTGAGGTACATGATGTCACCACCAACCTCTTGAATGGTGTGCCCTGATACACAACCTGTGTTAGTCGTTACAGGCTGCACTTGAAAATCTGCAAGCGCATTACCAGACAATCTAAAGATACGATCCAAACAGAACACAAACAGTTGCTCTCTGAAAGAAATCATCCCAGTAATTTCATAACCTAGGTTGATAATACCAGAACCATTAGCAGGGGTGAAATCACTGTCTAAGAAAGGGGAGCTAAAGACTAGATTTTTACCCACTGCGTAGAACAGATGATTTTTATAGTTACGAACGAAGCTTGCTCCAAGTACATCTACAGGGAACCCCACTCCATAGGCCATCGTATTAGCTGTGGTGTTGTAGAAGGCTGGGTAATTTACCCCATCAACGACTACGAAAAACTCCCCACTTCCATAGTCGTAGCTATCGTAGTGGATGGTTTCGTAGGTGGTCAGTGGAATCACTAGCTTAGAGGTCCAGGCAGCCCCCTCAGAGTAGGAGAAGTTACCTCCCCTAGCTGCTAGTACCCGAGAGCTTCCTAGCGCTACAACCCCCTTCACAACGCCTGTGTTGGGCACTGTGTCTTCAGAGAATTTTACATACCCTGCTAACTTAGTGTAACCACCTTGTACGTCAGCTTCAAAATTCTGTAACACTGTAGCACTACCGGGGGCGTTTACACCATGTTCCAGTCGTCCTTGGTTAGTAATCAAACCACCTTCAAACTTAATTGGGAACGTTTCCCAAACTGTAGGCATATCAACCCCCAATCATAGTAGAACGCGCGTACTCGTAGCGATTGATAAACAACTTTCGCATATCCTTGATACCGTCCATGAACAGTTTGTCAGAGAGGACAGCTAAGTTTTCGTCACCACGAAACATGTATGCGTGATACATAGCACCTTCCTGAATGACCCACTTAAAGTGCTCAGGAACTGTTGGGACTTCATCCCAGCTTGTCAACTCTACTGGAAGCCTGTAATATTCATACCGCACTTGATAAGCTGCATCAGCTGCAGGAATGATACCAAAGGTCAGGTCTCTAGCTCTAAACACCTGCTTAGGTTTAGAGGCGTAGTCTGCGGGAGTGATCTCTAAATCGAGAGAGTCCTTTAGATGCTGTTCGTAATCTACGACCTCAAGCTTAGCGCTTTCCGTGTTAAGAGACAAGTCCTTCTTTAAGATGAAGGTGTCGAATGCAATAGACTTAGCATCTGTTGGGTAGGGATACTTAACTTGATCAACTGTGAGAGTGAGATTTTGAGTTACGTGGTTAAAAGGCCACTCATACTCTTCGATATTAATTCGTGTTAAAGCTTGGTTCACATACGACTTGATGTCCGCGTGAAAGCCAGAGGCTGTAGCGAAGTTTACAGAAGTCAAAGGAACTTCATTCAACCGTCTTGCAACGTTATTCGTTAGCTCTAAAAAATTGTACAACTTTGACCTCGTAAAAGATTATAAAAAAAGGAGAGGCAGCTATTGCCACCTCCCCTCCTTCTCTTAGGTTAGATTGCGTCTCTGGCAGCGACAATCGGTTGACGAGGCGAACGATCACCCTCAACCACTACCAAGATGACACGAGCCTTACCATCAGTTCGGACAGCGGTGGCCCCCAACAGTTGCAGCTCTGCACCACCTGCCGGGACTACCATAGGAATGGCAGCGGGGACAGTGGCGGCGAGAACACCTGCAGCTGCAGTGGATGCCAGCGTAGCGGTGAGAGCCGTAGCCCCCACACGTGCCAGCACAGTGCCCGAACCAGTACCAGCCGTTACCTGTTGCACCGAAGCTGCAATAACCACTGCACCCTCCGGCAACGTGGCAAGGTTAATATCGTCCGTTGCAGTACCCATCGTAAAGTCAGTCGAAAAGTCTACGACGAAATCAAGGACTCGAGCGTAAGCTTTGGAGCCAGCATCAATCTCACCGGAGACATTACGCTTGGCGCTAGAAATAGTAGCCATGTTTTATATCCTTTCTAGGATCAAGCGACGTTAAATTTGGCAGTGATAAGAGCCTCAGGCCGAAGTAACTTACGGCCATAGACATGCATACCACGGACAACATCAGCAAAGGTTTCCTGCGAACGGAAAGTTTCCGTCTTAGTGATATTCTCTGCCGAAGCGACTGCCGAGCTGTGACCTGCAATCAGCACACCATAGTTAGTGTTCTGTGCAGTGGCTCCAACAGTGGTCGCACCAGTACCAACACGCGGAAGCGAGTTAGACATGTACACGTCAAAACCATGAATACGTTTACCAAGGTTGCCGTTAGCCAGACCACCTTTTTCAGCCGTATCAGCGTTAACCATCCGCGAGTCTTCATCTTTCAGCATTTCTGCAAACACCGGGTCAATGACGAGCCAACGGCCCGATTGATCGACGTTCTGAAGATCGAGGTTACGAGCCATACGAGCGATCAGCGTAAGCGGCGACACGTTGTCTGCGGGCTTAGACTGAGCACCGGGGAAGCGCGGAGCCACCGGGATCGAGTTGTCACCACCACCCGAGATAAACGAACCACGGATCAGCTTGTTCGAGGTCAGAAGTTCGTCCACACCAGCTGTCGAAACAGCACGAGTACCGGGCATATCACCAAGCACACGAAGAGTGTCAGCAGGAGCTCCCATAGTCGACTGTTTATAGCCGCTCATGTAACCAAGAACTTCCGCATCAAACTGGTCTTTCAGGCGGAAACCTGCACGATCAGTGGCAAGCGATTGCCAGTTGATGTGCGAGTGGGCCTTCTCAATGTCTTCGATTTGAAAGGCGAACTCATTCGCTTTGTCCACCACAAGGGTGAAGTCCTCATCAGTGAGGTTTTGCGGCTGGATAGTTTTACCACGAGTGTATTCGCGGATTTGCACATCAGGCTCTTTGATGATTTTGACCGAGTCGCCAAACGAGGCGATTTCACCAAAATAATCAGTGTTCGTAATAGCCTGAGCTACAGAAGCACGACGGAAAGCCAGCTGGGCCTTTTTAGAATAGATTACCGGCGAAAAGACGCCGTTGGGCAGATTACCGTGACCTGCCGAAGAAGGAAAAGCCATTTCATTATCCTTTTGTTGATTTGGAGTAGTACGACCATATCAACACCAAGGGCCATTCATTTGGGGTAGGGAGTGCCACATGCCTGTGGCTCCGGCCCATAGATTGGGTAGCTTCGTGTATTTGCTTTTCAGCGAGCCCCACCAGAAAGGTCGTAGATGAAGTCACCAGATTTCTGAGCTTTCAGAATGGCAGCTTCGTATTTTTCGTACTCTGCGAGGGACATTTTCTGAACTGCCGATTCGCTGTATACTTGCGTCGACTTATCAGAGGGGTTTTCAGTGCCAGTTCTAGTCTTCACTAGTTTGGCAGCTTCTTTTTTAGGATCTGCAACGTGCTTGAGAGTGTCTTTGTAAAGACTTACTGCCCAAACAACATCGCTTGCTTGATCACTAAAGATTAGGGCTTGCATACGTTCAGGTTGTGCATCTGCCCAATTATGGAAAGCTTCAGAGCCTGTAACCTCTTCGAAGTCAGGGTGGGCTTTCATAATAACGTTTAAGGCTTTCGTCTGAGCGATCTCTGACTTAATTTCCATCAGGTCGTCTGCAGGGGTTGCTTTTACAGCAATAGCCTTGATAATATCCGCTGCCTTAGGGTTGGTCTTGATCCAATCCTTCACCTGCTCTTCTGTAACGACAGGGGCTGTGGGAGAACTTTGTTCAAGCTCCTTCACCCTCTCTACAGTTTTTTGTTGAAGTTTACGGAGGTCTGCATAGCGCTTAGCCCAGCTTTTATCCTCGTCAGAGGTCTGTTTTTCTGGGGGGGCTACAACCTCTGTTACAACCTCTTCTTCAACAACCTCAGGTTCTCCTGCGGATTGTTTTTCCAAGCTTGCAATTTCTTCTTCGAGGGTAGCAACGGAACGTAGTGTCATATATCTCTCCTGGGGCCGCTGTGCGCGGGTGGTCCATATTTATTATCTGCGGGATTCAGTTCGATCACGAGTTGATTGACTAGAGTTGTTTTGCGAAGACCCTGCTCCGACACCACCACGAGAAGATGTAACACCCTCTTGTTTAGTAACATCGGTTTTCTTAGTCTCTTCTACAGCAGTCTTTTTCTGGTCTTTCGTTTTAAACGCAGGCGCTACAACATCTTTGATGAAGCCTTTAAGACCCGGTTTGTGACCCTTAGTCGCTACAAAGTCTTCTTTAGCCTGTGTCAGCTCTGCAACTTGTTGCTCTGTAAGAGGTGTACCATCTTTATCTACACCACTCGTCAACATAGCATCAATCGCCTTAGGGACATTCTTGTCCAAGTAGCTATGGCTGGCCTTCATCACCAATCCCCCAAAGGGCATTAGTGCTTGAACACCTTGTTCTACAAGAGCTAGTGCTGGATCAGATCGTTGTTTAACAGCGCTGGTAAAGTCTTTAGCAGACCATGTATCTACAGAAGCTCCAATACCTGTACGAGTAGGTTCATTTCTACGATCAAGGACTGTGTCACCAGACGGGCTGCCAAGTGGATTACCTGAGGGGGTATCTAACATCCACAGCGGAAGCGTAGACGTAGGAGGCTCTGTAGGAGTGCCTGTGGTTGCCTTAGTACGATCACGTACCTGTTTAGCGGGGTCAACAACTAGTCCACCAACTGCCATAGCAACAGGCTCATCACCTAGCATCAACTCTTCATCAGAGAATGGTAGGTCGTCCTCCTCTTCAACAGGCTTACCACCAATACGCCCTTCGGAGGCCATCTCAGACAACCTGTCTTTAGCTTGCGAGACCAACTTCTCGATCTTGTCAAGTCCTAGGAAACGAACGACATCAGCAGGGATGACATACTCGCCATCAGAAAGCTTCGCATCAATATCGTCTCTTACCTCTTTGGGTTCTGCACCCGGAGGGATGGTATTACCACTAATTGGGTCTACTTCTTCCACAACGCCTCCTTCGGCATATCCATTTTTACTTGCTTGTGAGGACCTATTAGATACCCGTTCTACGTCATTAAGCCAGCTGCTAAGATCCTCTACCGAGTATACGTTTTCTAAATCACTGACATCGTAGTCTTTTGAAGGGACCCTCACCGCACGTTGAGGGCCTGTGAGTTTTGAACGATTACCCGCTACACGGGCCTCTAACTCACCCCCCTCCAATTCATACAGAGAGTGGGCAGCCCAAGACTTTAAGCTTTGAGACTTGTTGTCAAAAATGTTGCTCTCGGTTAATGCAAAACTTTTGCCCGCCTGAGAGAAAGTTTGTTTACCAATCCCCTCTCCAAGGGTCTCAAGTTCTTTTAAGTAGCTGCCCAAATCTGGGTAGTCGTCTAGGTAGCTAGCAACTACACTCTCCAACTCTGGAATTTGCTCGTCAAGAGATTCAATGGTTGAGTTGATCTCAGCCCTCTCGGCTAAGCTCAAGAACTCGTCATCAGTATATGGAAGGTGTTTTCCCAACCCCTTTTTCGAAAACTTCTGAGAATAAGTTTCCATACGCGCTACAAGATCAGCACGACGGGCCTTCTTAAACCCAAGTTCTGTGGACAGCCTAATTGCAGGTCTAATCTCAACAGGAGTTGCTCGGTAAGTCTGAGAGAACATCTCATTAATCCAACCCGGATTTGCACCCTTGGCACGATCCCCAAAAACGTATTGGACAGCGTGTTGGAGCTCATGAACTAAGGTCTCTTTTTGATCTTCTGGATTATCACCTCTGGCAACAATCTTAGGGGAATCGAATTTAGAGGCCCCTTCTGAGAAAGATCCTCTAGTACCTCCCCAAGCATCCCGCTCACCAAGTGTGGTAATACCGTTCTCTACATTAAAAGCTCGGCCCACCTGCCCATCAAAATCTGTGGTACTCGCTTCAGGCCTTAAAGAATTAAAGAACCCCGGATGTTCGATTAGGGAGGAGGTAAACCCGTGGGTAGTCCCAGAGTGCGCATCCTCGGGGATCGCCATTCCAGAATCATCAACTTCAAATCGCCAACCATTAGGCCCATTCCACCAACCCGTATCTTTCCAGATTTGTTCAGCTGAAGTCCCTTTCTCAGTGAGGTCTTTTGCTACACTAAGCTTATTAAGATCAGCATTCTTAGACGTGGGTCCGAAGAAAGTCCTTACAACACTGGGGTCGTGCGCATCAACGAAAGTATCAGCTAGTTTTTGCACCCCCTTAGAGAGCACCTTTGTAACTGGTAAAGCTGATGCTACATTAAGAGCTGCCTCTCCAACCCCTAAGGCTGTCTTACCAACCTCACCAGAGTTGTAACCCTGTTTAGCCGTATCAACTCCCTCTTCGACTCCAAACATCATACCAAGAGGTGTGAAGTCAGCCAATCCCATACCAAATCCACCATCTGTTGGGTTGCGTTCACCAGCAACTCCTTTAGAGATTTGAGCAGCGAGGTTTTTTGAAGCCCCCGCATCTTGCAGGTAGGAGTTTACATTACTACGAAGGTTGTCGCGACGAGAAGGAGTGTAATCCTCAAGCTTTTGAGTGTTGTGAACCTTAATAGGCTCTGGGGCGTCAAACCACCCAACACTCCCAAGCTCTCGCTCTGAGAACCCAGCTGCGTAGAGGTCTTCCTCCTCAACTGGGCTCCCAGAGATTTCTTTTAACTGTCTAATGTACTCGAGAAGACTTCTTTTACGAGCTTCAAAGCCTTCTTGTTCCATCACGCCCCGCGTTTTAAAATTTCTTCTTTTAAGTTTTGTAGCTTACGGAGGGCAAAGATTTGGCCTTGTAAACGACAGACATCTTCATGGCTTCTAGCAGCTTCTAGGCTCATATGTAGGAGCTTAATGTTTCCTTCTAGGAAGGTCTTAAAGTCTAGGTAAGCTTCTGAGCTCACAAACTGCTTAAGATACCCCATTAGCTGAGAACCCCTGCTGTCCCGGAGCTGGTACACTTCCTGTACCAATGCTCCCACCACCACCACCTTGTGTATCGCCTGCCCCAACTCCTGCTGGCATAGGAGCTCCCGGATTACTTACTCCGGGCCCCGCCATTCCGGGAGCTGGCCCAGCCATAGCTGGAACCATCTGCTTCAAAATCTCAGCTTGGATAGCTGCATCAGACATAGAGTTTGTAACACGATCTACATCAAGGTCTAGAGCCTTCGCAATCTCACGAACAAGAAGGTCAAGTTTAGCGAACGGAGCAAGGATTGGGTTGGATACCAGCCCCAAGAACTGCATAAGACGTTGGCTCTTAACTTCCCCTGCCATAAGGCTTTCAGTACCTCTAGCACTAACCTCCAAGTCCCCCTTGATTTCTTTATCAAAGTTGAACTGCATGTTGAATGCAAAGAAGGCTCTACCAAGTGGTCCTAAGAAGTAGTCGTCGATATTTTTTACAACTGTTCTGATACTACCATTCGCGGCATTCATGAGCATAGAAATGCCAGAAGCTGTACGACCTACACCTTGGATACCAGTTTGGCCATACGAGTAAGAGGGTAGTCCAGTGGACTCATCAGCTAACACACGGGCTTTATCAAACAGCTGCAGGTTTTGGTTAGAGACGTTTGGAAACTCAGTAGCAAAAATTGCTTGCCCCGGAGCGCCTGCTTGACGCCTAAATACTTTACCGGGGTAGATCTCCAAATCCTGTCCGGGGACAAGGTTCGTCTCATCAATCTCAAATACGAGATTACCTGAAAGAGCTGCGTTATCAACAGCCATGCGCATGAAGCCATTCATCAGCAGCTGCGTGTCTTCCATATTCTCTGCAACACCAATGCCAAAGAAGCTGTAGGGGTTGATCTCAAAGGGGGCTGCGAAGTAAGGCAGCCGTTCAGGAGTGAAGGGGTTAAGAACAGCTCTCAAGACTTCGTTGTGGCAAGTCCAAATATTCGCGGACACAACATCTTCGTCTTTAAAGCTTTTGTCAATCTTAAGACCTTTTTCTCGCAGCATCCCTACAGGGGCATAACCCCAATACTCAAGCACTTCCCAACGTTCAATGTCGGCAGTGTTAGCCCCGTCATCAAGGACGTTTTCCCAATACTCACGAGTGTAGTTAGATCCGTACGCAATTGCATTATCAATGCCACTACGAATGAAGTGAGGACGACGAAGTAAGTCTTTAAGGTCACGACGTGACATCTTATGACGCTCAATCGTGTATTCAGCCTGATCCATGTTCGCTGCATCTGGGTCTGGGTAGAAGTTCCAAACCGATACATGAGACAGAGTAGGGACAGTTTTCACTAGCGGTTTATACGAGCCGTCATCAGCCCACTTAGGATACTCCTTATCGAGAGCCATAGGCCCTTTAGCGATGAGAGTACCAAATAGTGCAGCTTCAAACACAGAAGAACGAAGATGCTTAGAAGCTCCGCACTCTTCCAACTGGTCTTGGATCGTCTTTTCCATCTTCTTAGCAGCCACATAAGCTGGGTTGAAGGTGACAGCTGTGGGGGTAGTCCCCGGCCCTGCCTTCAAACGACCTTGTACAGGAGCAAGTTTCTCCTTTAAAGGCCCTAAGTCAAACGCTGTTGCTCCGGGAGCTAGTGGTTCTTCACCATACAGTGCTGTAGTGGGCTGTGGAGGGCCCTCAGGGGCCTTAGGAGCGTTATCTGGCACAGATGGGTCAAAGTGCACGCTATCAGGAACCCCGTCTGGGAGCTTTGTCTGATCAACCGAGATGGGAAAGTTGCTATTTCCAAACAACACCTCAATAATTTGTCCAACTGCAGCTAAAACCTTCGTTTTAGTGACTTTTACAAAGACTTTCGACCGTTCTTTTTCAGAAAAGGCCAACTCTTTGTCGTAAATCCCACGAAAGTTCTTATAAGCCTTAAGAAAACGCACTTCATCCGATAACTTCTTCGTTCTTGCACGTTCGAAACGCTCTCTAACGAAGCCTACAACTTGGTCTAGTTGGGTTTCTTGCCCCTCTTCAACCAATGCTTGCTCCTCAGCGTTATCAAAATCATCTTCATTCATACTCAATATCCAAAAGTGCTGTCAAAGGGGATGTAGGACCGAGTTGTCTCGGGGTCTTGATCCCAAAAGCTAGATTTAGGACGAGACATGCAACCATATCGAAGAGCATCGTACAAGTGGTCTTCCGACCGAGTATCAACATCTTCAAGATTTCTTGGGTCCAGTGGGATCACTGGTAATTGCGCGATAGTATTAACACAAGTTGAGAAGAAGATTAGCTTAGGTTCCTCTGTGTATGGGTCAACTTGAAGTCTCTTATGGACTTGGTTCTTACCACTTACACGAGCCCCCTTACTTCTATCCGAGGGTATCCAACGACACCCAGCAGCAATCATCTCTTCTGCGATAGATGGGCCTCTATTACCTTTCGTGTGCCAACAGCTGCTGTCAAGGACACCATAACTAATATACTCATCCTGCTCAGCATCTAACACCATGTAAGCTAAGTCTTCTGCTAACACCTTAGTCGTGTAGAGCTCTCTGTAGCACACAAGTTGTTCATCAGGTGTAACAGCAAACCATAACACACCTGAGTGACTTGAATAGCCATAGTCGCAAGCTCGAAAACGCCTCCACGTATTTGGGATGTCAAAAGGCTCTACGACATGTATACGACGGTTCCACTCAGGGAATGCATTACCCTCAATAATGTCCCAATCACCCTCCAACAGACGTTTACGTTCTGCTTCTGGGAGCGATAAGAGGTTAGCCTCATAATCCCCAAGATCGAATAGATGCGGGTTATCAGAAAGCTTAGCAGGGACGAAACGTCTTTTAAAAAGAGGTTGACCACCCTTACCGCTGCTATGGTCTTTCGGGTAGGTGATTGCCTCCCCTGTATCTAGGTCTGTTGCCCAGAAGGCCTTGCCCCAAGGGGCAGGGTCGATAAACATTTTTTTGACCCAGAAATGGCCTACCCCGCCGGGGTTAGTTGTAGCCCTCATATAAAGCTTAAGATCCGGGTCAGTGGTTCTTAAACGAGAACGCATGTAATTCCATGCGAATGGGGTAGGCCACTGGGTAAGTTCGTCGAACGCGATGTAGCTAAATGCCTGACCTTGATAACGTGTTACGTCTTGGTCTCTTTCTAGGAAGCTCATCCACAGCGAACCGCCGTCTGGATGCTTCCACTCTGATTTACGTTCTGACCACTTAATTCCTGGAAAAGCTCGTGGATAGAGCTCTTGGCTCTTACTAATAAGTTCACGAAGCTCTTCCGTAGTTCTTCTAACGATAAGCCCACGAAAGTTCGGGTTTGCAATATCACGGATGGCGTCCGCGAGGATGGCGTATGATTTCCCCAGAGTAATTACAAGTAAAACCAAGTTGGGTAGGTTGCCGACTTTAGCCTGTAGATTACCATTTGACGGCTCTCCCCTAAAGTTCTAGCAGCTTCACGAACACCATTATAAGTGACTCCGTCTATGCTGACGGACTTTCGTTTTTGACCTTCAATCATCCTTGCTTTTGAACCTGGGTCATTCATAGGGTTGTGTTCCGTAGTCCAAACATTTGGATGACGGTCAACGGTCTCTTGTGACTTCATAGGGTTGCTGTAAAGCATTTGATTTTTACAAGCCCCGCCGACTGACATGTTATAAAGACTGTCGACAGTATCTAACGACACTAGTTCGAACTCTCTATCCAATGCTAAGTCTCTGGTATCGAACTCCTCGACAGACACTGTGAAGTTCTCTTCACCAAGTTCTCTCAAAGCTTTCCCAATATCCCACGGGCTTCTTCTGTGCTCTTTCATTCTGCGTTTGAAATTCATCGTAACGCCTACGTAAGCTTTTCCAGAAGGGTCTGTCAATTTATATAAATAGTGTTTCATGTTTCCATCTTCGTTTGCACGGTAATTACTCTGGACCATATCTTCACCCGTATTAGGGGGTCTTGCGCTTCGGGAGATTCCTCCCTACTCCCTTTCGGGATGGCCTCTGAACCTTCCCCAGTTTAAAGGGGCTTGGCTGCTGATTATCCAACCTAACTTCTTTTTGGACCATCACGCTTGGTTTTTCAACCTACGTTGTGGTGAAGTTGGGAGTAAGGAACTTCCAGCAATTCACAAGATTTATTTTGACACATTACTGTGAAAGGGGGCGGGGAACCAAGATTTAGGTTCACCCCCAGCGGCTCCACCATACAACACTTCTCTCTCAGAAGCTGCAAGGAACTCAGTCTGTGGACCAGGGTTAGGTTGAAAGATGACGTCTTTGTTTTGTTGGAGCGGTGCTGGGAACTCCCAGTCAACGTGCTCTACAACTCCAACATTACTCGTCGAAGGTTTTACTGGCTCCGAGGCCCTCTTCTTGGATCTGACGGGCTGTCTCTTCAATCTCTTTGTAGCGTTTGGACCAGTATTTAAGAGTTGTAGCTCTCTTTCGTCTAAGATGCTCAATCTCTAACCTCTTCTTTAACCCTACGTAGGAAATCTGTCTTCCTGTAACATTCACTAGCCACTCAGCGACAGCTCTGTAGGGAAATCTTT